CAGTTCGCCGAAGCGGGCATGACAACCCGAATCGAGCTGCCGCGAAACCCGGACGAATGCAGTGCCCTTGTCGGGCGATTGATAGACGAAAAACGTTGAGGCTATGAAGAATTATTCGGATTTTTTGAACAGCAAGATCAATTTGGCCGTACAGAGCGGGTTCGAGATTGAGGAGACGGAATTATCCCCGATCCTCAAACCGCACCAGCGCGAAGCGGTCAAATGGGCCGTTCGCGGCGGTTGCCGCGCCCTGTTCGAGAGCTTCGGACTTGGCAAGACGCTCCAGCAGCTGGAGATATGCCGGATCATCACCAACAGGGAGGGAGGGCGCGCGCTGATCGTCTGCCCGCTCGGCGTGAAGCAGGAGTTTACGCAGGATGCCCGTAATCTGCTTGGGCTGACGGTCGAGTACGTCCGCACGCGGGCCGAATCGCTGGCCAGCACCGCCACCGTACAGATTACCAATTACGAGCGGATGCGGGACGGGGATATAAACCCGAACGACTATACGGTCGTTTGCCTGGACGAAGCATCGATATTGCGGTCGTTCGGGTCGAAGACCTACCAAACTTTCCTGCCGAAGTTCCGCGATGTCAAATACCGGTTCGTCTGTACGGCCACTCCGTCGCCGAACAAGTACAAAGAGCTGATCCATTACGCCGGTTTCCTCGGCATCATGGACACCGGCCAGGCTCTGACGCGCTTTTTCCAACGCGACAGCACCAAGGCCAACAACCTGACCCTCTATCCGCACAAGGAGCGTGAATTTTGGTTGTGGCTGTCGTCGTGGGCTCTGTTCATCACCAAGCCGTCCGACCTGGGGTTCGACGACGCGGGGTACGACCTGCCGCCGATGCGGGTAATCTACCACGAAGTCGCGGTCGATCATGATGCGGGGCTGGTGGACAAGTTCGGCCAAAGCCAGCTGTTCCGCGACGCGGCGTTGGGTCTCAAAGAGGCGGCCCGCGAGAAACGCGACAGCATGGCGGCCCGGATCGCCAAGACCCGGGAGATCATCGAGGCCGACCCGGAAAGTCATTACGTGATTTGGCACGATCTCGAGGCCGAACGGCATGCACTCAAAGCGGCCATCCCGGAGATCACGGAGGTGTACGGCTCGCAGGATCTCGACCAGCGCGAACGGCGGATCGTCGATTTTTCGCACGGACGAGTTAAGTATTTGGCCACCAAACCCAGCATTAGCGGCCAAGGGTGCAACTTTCAGCGGCATTGCCACAAGGCGATCTTCACGGGGATCGGTTATGAATTTAACGATTTTATCCAGGCCGTCCACCGGGTGTATCGCTTTCTGCAAACCGAGCAGGTCGAAATACACATCATCTATGCCGAAAGCGAGGGCGAAATCCTCAAAGCCTTGCAAAAGAAATGGAAACAGCACGACTATTTGGTCGAGCAGATGACACGGATTATTCAGGAAAACGGATTGAACACCACCAATATTTACGAAAAGATGCAACGTTCTATCGGCGTCGAACGCCGGGAAGAGGTCGGCCGCTACTATCGGGCCATTCACAACGACACGACGATCGAAACGGCCCGGATGGCCGACAACTCGGTCGCACTGATCCACACCTCTATCCCGTTCAGCAACCATTACGAATATACGCCCAGTTACAACGACTTCGGCCACAACGAGAACAACGCCAAGTTCTTCGAGCAGATGGATTACCTGACGCCGGAACTGTTGCGGGTGCTCCAGCCGGGGCGGATCGCGGCGGTCCATGTCAAGGACCGGGTATTATTCGGCAACGCCACGGGTACTGGGATGCCGACCATCGACCCGTTCCATTCGGAGTGCATTTCGCACTACCTCAAACACGGGTTTCACATGGTGGGGATGATTACGGTAGTTACGGACGTGGTGCGGGAGAACAACCAGACTTACCGCCTCGGATGGTCGGAGCAGTGCAAAGACGGCTCAAAAATGGGGGTGGGGTGTCCGGAATACATTCTTTTGTTCCGCAAGCGGCCCACGGACGGGAGTAAAGCCTATGCGGATGTCCCGGTATGCAAGTCGAAAGAGGAATACACCCGGGCGCAATGGCAGATCGACGCGCACGCCTTTTGGAACAGTTCGGGCAACCGGCTCCTGTCGGCGGATGAGTTCGCGGCCATGGACGTGGACAAGGCGCGACGATTTTTTCGCCTCCAATCCCGGGAACTGGTGTACGACTATGCGGCCCACGTGGAGTTGGCCAAGCGGATGGACACGGCGGGACGGTTGCCGGCAACGTTCATGGCCGTGGATCCGGTCAGCAAATCGGAATGGGTATGGGACGATGTTGTCCGGATGCGGACGCTCAACAGCCGGCAGAAGCAAAAGAGGTTACAAAACCACATCTGCCCGCTCCAGCTGGACATCGTGGAGCGGATCATCAACCGGTACAGCAATCCGGGCGAGGTGGTTTATGATCCGTTCGGAGGGATCGGCACGGTACCGTACACGGCTGTCAAGATGGGGCGTTTCGGTCTTTCTACGGAGTTGAATCCGGATTATTGGCGGGATTCGTTGGCTTACCTCCGAGAGGCAGAACAAAACCGCAATGCTCCTACGCTTTTCGACATGATTCAAACGGCATGACATGGGAACACTAACACTGAAAGATGGCAAGTTTTGGCGCGACGGCGTCGAAGTGCCGCCACGCATCGGCGACGCAGAACAGATCGCACTGCTCAAACACATTGAGTATGCGGAGCGCGAAAGGGAAGAATGTGAACGAGGTGACGGGCTTCCTGTCTCGGTGTACGCGGAATTGTCGATGGAATGTATTTGCGGTCAAGTATTGCGGTCGGAAACTTGTTCGGATTTGGACTATGGAACGGATGAAATAACCGACTGGATCGAAAGGCAAGACACGTACAAGGTTGCTTTCTCTTGTTCTTGCGGTCGCGATTACCGCATCAATGAACACGGTTACGCTAAGTTGGTAAAACCATGCCCCACGCCTCGCTGTTCTCCGGGATCGGAGGGTAGAATAAACGAGTACGAAAGATGATAACCGACACATTACAACGCAAGATAGACCATTCGATCGACCTCCTGCGACGGGCGGAACCGTTAGCCTTGAGGATGCACCCGGACGGGTTTCACCTCGCATTTTCGGGCGGGAAAGATTCGCAGGTGCTGTATCACATCGCACAGATGGCAGGGGTGAAGTTCAAAGCCCACATGCAGGTAACCACGATCGACCCTCCGGAGTTGATGGCTTTTGTCCGCAACAACTATCCCGAAGTGGAGCTGCACCGCCCGCCACTCAATTTCTATCAGCTTATCGAAAAGAAAGGTATTCTGCCGACCCGAAATGTGCGATGGTGCTGTGTAGAATTGAAAGAACATGCAGGTGTAGGTGCGGTGACTTTGATCGGCGTCCGATCTTCTGAGAGTATAAGGAGAGCTAAGAGGAGTGAAGTGGAGCGAGCGAATAAAAACAAAGCTCGAAGGAAGCAATACGATGATCCGGATGTGCTTTTCGGAGCCACAGAGGAGATGTTACACCAGTGCGTGAAAGGCTCTGATCGGATTGTTATCTCGCCGTTGTTTCGGTGGACAGATGCCGATGTGTGGAATTTCATTCGAGGTAATGGTATCGAATATTGCAGGTTGTACGACGAGGGGCATCACCGAATCGGTTGCATCTTTTGCCCGATGGCTTCTCTGAAAGAGAAGCAGATACAACGCCTGCGCTATCCGGGTTTTGAACGAGCGTTGAAGCGGAGCATTCAGCACATCATTGATCGGGTCGGATATGCGAATCGATACAACGCTACTGCGGATGAAGTGTTCGAGTGGTATTTATCGAACGATGAGATGCCCAAATATTTTGGGATGATCCGCAACCAAACGAAACTCGAATTTTAAGAACGATGATAACCCACGCCCGCTTCACACACTATGGCCGGTTGCAGCTGCTCCGGCAGCAGTTGAACCGCAAGCCTTCGCCGATCTCCGACGACGAACAGCGACAGGCACATCACGCGGTCGACATGCTGCTTTTCGTGCAGTGCCTGCTGTTTGCCGTGGGCGACCTGACCCGCACGCTCCGGGAGGCCGGGATGTTGCGCCACGCCGCCAAACAGGCCATGAACCGGATGGACGCCCTCACGGCAGAGGTCAGCGAGGCGGCCTACCGGGTTTTCACCCGCCACACCGACCTCGGGCGGCCCTATGTCGACCGGTGCGAAGCGGCCTACCGGATCATCGACGACTCTGTGGAAGGGATATCCGAGCCGAGGGAGGTGTCAAAGTACAAGAGCATCGCGCTGGCATTGGTCGAACTCATCACCGAGTACAACGACCGGCTATGTCCCCGCTTCCGGTTCGACACGGCAGACAGGCTCCGGGGGATCCCGACGCTGCTCCGGCACGTCGCCGCCGAGACCAACCCGCTGGCCGCGACCGTCATCCGCCGAAACGTAACGGCCCGAAACCTGCAAATCGAAATACAAGACTAAACATGAAAATCAACAAGAACTGGACACCCAAGGAGTTCTGTACCGGGATCATCAACCCGGCAACCGGCAAAGAATGGATCTTGTCGGACTACTACGAAGACAAAAAGGGCAACCGGTATTTCACACACGACGAAGCACTGGAAATCTGGAAGCAAATACCCGGCTGGGGGCCATGTACCGACGAGTTTCACAAGGCGTTGGCCAAGTTGGTATGGGACGAATGGGCCGACGATTGGTGTGAAGATGTGCTCGGCCCGGTGCTGAATGGATTTGAGTACATGAGACAGAAGCTCGGGTATGAGCTGGGCGGTTTCCGCCACCGGGAGACGGGCGTACTGAGCAGCGTCGGCAACAGAGGGGCCAGCTGGTCGTCGACGGTGACGGGTCCCAATGCCAACTTCCTGTACTTCAGTTATGGAGGGGTCAATCCGAATGACAACAATAACCGTGGGTACGGTCATCAGGTGCGGTGCCTTAAGGAGGAATCTACAAGGAAAGATATACATCGCGCATCACGTCACATACACAAATATTGCAAGGAGTGTCGCACTTATCTTTTGCGAGACTGGACCAGCGGCAAGTATGATTGCCGGTTTGCGGATGTCTGTAACAAGCGAAAACGCTATCTTGCCCTCGTAAACGATTGCCAGGCCAAGGCGGTTGAGGCTTTCAAACAAATGTGCCACTTCCAGGACGGCAGATGTCGGCCAAACTGCGAGGGTTGCGCCCGCTTGGATCAATTTACCCAAAAACTGAACGAGTAATGAAAATCGGTACGAAAAGCCTCTTGTTCGGGGCGCACTGCATATTTATTCACCCCCTGTTGGTTGCCGCAGCATGGTGGCGGCTCTATGGGTTCCCAAGTGATCCGCGCTTATGGTTGGCATTCATTGTACACGACTGGGGATACTGGGGAAAGCCCAACATGGACGGTCCGGAGGGTGAAACACACGTTGAGGCCGGCGCGCGGATCATGGCCCGCTTATTCGGTCCGGAATGGGGAGAGTTTACCCGTTACCACTCCCGGTATTATGCTCGCAAAGACGGTGTCGCGCCGTCGCGGCTTTGTTATGCCGACAAACTGTCGCTATGCTTTGAATGGGATTGGTGCTATCTGTTACGTGTGTGCCTGACCGGTGAAATCCGGGAATACCGGGCGCACGCAGAGCGAGGCGGAAAGTACGCGAAAGATTCGTACCTGAGCGGCGCAAGTACCAGCCGCCGGGAATGGTTGCGAACGGTCAAACGGTTTATGCTGCGGTATGTGGCTGCCAATTACTAACCCTATCCCACTGAGCAGCTATGCAAGAGCCGACACCGAACGAACTGGCACAACAGATTACCCGCCGGGCCAATGCCCTCGGAATTTCCATCGCCAGCCTTTGCCGCCAAGCGGGCGTTTCGCGCCGCTGGTTTGAATTTCTTAAGAAACGCACTCCCCGCGCCGTCGAAGCCTACATCAAGATCGAACAGCAATTGACGGCCTTGGAGCAGGAGCAAACAGCAGGTCAAAAAGCTAATCAATGAAGATCGAATTTACCCAAGAGAAACGGGGCGAAATCGAACGCATCCAGCGTGAGTTTCGCAACAGCCTTTCCCCGAACGAAATATTACGCGCAACGGCGCAAGGCATCAATAGTGCCCTGTCTCGATCAATACCGCGGATAAATAAGCGCGTGAAGACAGCGTACAACATAAAGCAGAAATATCTGTCCCGTGTCGCTGTTATATCGCCCAAAGCCAACAGTGCCACATTGTGGGGTGGTATTAAAATCAACGAGAATCGGTTGCCGGTGTTCGCATTCAAGCCCAAACAAACCGGCTCTTCCATTTCGGTTGCCATCCACAAAGGAAAGGCCGTTGCCATTCGCAGTGCGTTCATTGCAACAATGGCAAACGGCCATGTGGGGGTATTCAGTAGAGGCCGATATATCAAACGCGCAGGGTTTGTACCGGGGCGCGAAAAGACCGACAAAGGCAAGGTCCGGATAACAGAGCTATTCACTGCGTCACCTTTCACGATGGGCATAAACAAAGAGGTGGCACAAGATGTCCAGCAGTTTATGGGAAACGAAGTAACCGCGCGAGTTCGAGGGATATTGACCGCCCGCGTCAATAAACTTGCAGCGCAGCGATAGTAGGTTCTTTCCGGCGATCCGCATCGGGGGTAGTCGGCACCGCGGTTTTCGGTTAGTTAGCGGGAAAAATTATCATAGGAAGCAGAAAGCGTTCGGAGGATGAAAAAGAAAGCACCCAAAGGGTGGGTTAAAATATCGGATTTCGAGGAGTTGACCGGCATTAGTTCAAAAACCATTGCCGCAGCCATCAAACGCGGTTATATTCCGGACCAGGTCGCAGATCGCGTGGGGACAGGAGCCACATCGCCGTACCTCCTCGACCCGCAACAGGCGGCCAAGAGCTGGTACAGCTCACTGAATGCCGCACACCCGGCGTCACGTAAAATCCGCCAGACGCTGGCCGACTATATCAAGACGTTCGACAGTGCTTTTATCGCCCCCGAGAAAAAGCACGTCGAGAACCCGGCGGCGTTAGCCTTGACCTATGAAGATGCCCAGTTACAAGAGAAGATAGCCAAAGCGCGTTTGGCCGAGTTGGAGCTGGCGGAGAAAGAAGGGTCGCTTGTGGCGAAAGCGACCATAGATGCCGAACTATTCGCCGCGGCGCAAGAGATCCGAAATGCCCTGCTGGTGATCCCGGACCGGATTGTGGACCAGGTGATAGCAGAAGCCGCGAACCGGAACAAAGCACATAGTGTCATCTACAATGCCATTGCGGACGAGTTGGAGAAGCTGGCCGACATCGGCGCGCGACTTGAAAAATGAACGAATACACGAGCATAGGCCGGTTCTTCGAGGGGTTACGTCCGGTCCCGCGCATCTCGGTAGCGGAATGGGCCGACCGGTACCGATACCTCTCCCCGGTGTCGTCGGCAGAACCGGGCCGGTATCGCACCGACCGGACTCCGTACCTGCGGCGAATCATGGAGTGTCTGAGCGTCCATGAGCCGTACAAGAAGATAGTCTTCATGAAGGGGGCACAGGTCGGAGCCACCGAAAGCGGCACAAACTTCATCGGCTATGTCATGCACATATCACCGGCCCCGGCCATGTTCGTTCAACCCACGGAAGAGATGGTCAAACGGTTGTCACAAGGCCGTATCGACCCTCTGATCGAAATGTGTCCGGAGGTCAAAGCGCGGGTGGCGGTGAACAAGAGCCGAGACAGCAAAAACACCATCATGCAAAAGAGTTTCGACGGTGGTGTTTTGCTGTTCGCCGGTGCGAATAGTGCCGCCGGGTTGCGGTCCGTGCCGATTCGCTTTCTGATCCTGGATGAGGTCGATGCGTACCCGAAAGATTTGGATGACGAGGGGTCGCCGATTGAACTGGCCATCGCCCGCACCCGCACGTTCCCGAACAAAAAGATTTACATCGTCAGCACGCCGACCATTAGCGGACTGTCTGTCATCGAAAGCGAGTTCCTGGAAACGGATCAAAACTACTACCATGTCCCGTGTCCGTATTGCGGCGGGATGCAGCCGCTGACCTTCTCGCAGTTGAAGTGGGACGAGGGCCGCCCGAAAACCGCAAAGTATGAGTGTATCCATTGCGGCGCACGGATCGAAGAGCGGCACAAGGTCGAGATGTTCGCGCACGGCGAATGGGTGGCCAGCAAACCCGAGAAATCCAATCCGGACACAATCGGTTTCCACCTAAATTCCCTGTATTCGCCGTTCGGGTGGCAATCGTGGGGCGAGATCGCCGCCGACTTCGTTAAGGCGAAAGACAACCAATCCCGGCTGAAAGTGTTTGTCAATACGACCCTCGGTGAAACGTGGGCGGAGCGGGGCGAGGCCCCGCCGTTCAAGAATCTGTTCAACCGGCGGGAAAGCTACCGGACGAACAGCGTTCCGGACGATGTTTGTTTCATCACGGCAGGCGTGGACGTCCAGCGCGACCGGCTGGAGTTGGAGATTGTGGGCTGGTGTGCCGACAAACGTTCCTACTCCATCGACTACCGCGTGATCGACGGCGACACGGCAGGTAAGAAAGTATGGGACGAGTTGGCCGAAGTGGTGGGCGAACGGTGGGAGCGTCGGGACGGTGCGGAACTGCCGCTGCAACTGATGGCCGTGGACAGCGGTTACAACACGACGCATGTTTATACGTTTTGCCGTCGGTTCTCCGGTTCGCGTGTCATTCCGACCAAGGGACAGGACGGGCAGAAGATGGCGGTCATGCCGCCCAAATCCGTCGACGTAACCAAAGCCGGGAAGCGTGTCGGAAAAACGAAACTCTGGAATATCGGGGTATCGCTCCTCAAAGGCGAATTGTATTCGGATTTACGGCTCGAAAAAGACAGCGACGGGAACCCGCCGCCGGGTTATTGCCATTTCCCGGAGTACGACGAACACTATTTCCGCGGGCTGACCGCCGAAGAGCAGGTCGTCAAAATCGTGCGCGGCTATCGCCATACCGTATGGGTTAAGAAATACGAGCGCAACGAGCCGCTGGACTGCCGGATATACGCGCGTGCCGCGGCAACGATTCTCGGTTTGGATCGCTTACCGCCCGAAAAGCTGGCCGCCCTGGGCGGATTATCCACCAAGGCAGAACCGAGCAAATCGGCCAAGCCCAAAGGCGAACGGAAACGACGTCGCAGCAGTTTTTGGGATAGATAAAACTTTCCATATTTTCCCGTTTCTTGGAAAGTTCTTTCCACGTTTTCGCAAGTTGATTGTTAGATACTTGCGAGGTCTCTACATTAGCGTCAAAACATGCGCTAATGGCATTCACTGTCGAACAATACGAAACACTCAAAAGAGCCATAGTGAGCGGCGTCCAATCCGTCACGTACGGAGATAAAACCGTTAACTATCGCTCTATTGCCGACATGAAGGAAGCCTTGCGAATCATGGAGGCGGAATTGTTTCCGGAACGCACGACGCACCGGCGGCGGCTTGCGGTGGTCGATCGCGGTTATTTCCCGAAAAAATGAAAGTCTTTGGGTTGGACATAAAACGGAGTCGGCCCAAGCGACGCGCGTATGAGGCCGCCGATAAAAGCCGCCGGGGCAAGTCGTTCCGGCTGGCCGGTTCGACCGGAGCCAATCGCGAGATTTCGGGAGCGTTGGTTACGCTGCGGGACCGATCGCGGCACCTGGTGCGTAACAACGGATGGTCCAAACGCGCCATCGAAGTCATTGCCCGCCACACCATCGGCGAAGGTATCCAGCCCGCACCGATTGGCGACCTGGAAAAGATTCGACACATCAAAAACATCTGGCACGACTGGGCGGAAAGCACGGCTTGCGACTGGTACGGCAAATTGAATTTCTACGGGTTGCAGGAACTGGCCATGCGAACCATTGCCGAAGGGGGCGACGTGCTGATCGTGCGTCGATGGGTGATGCCGGATGAAGATTGCCCGCTCCCGATCAAACTCCAAATCCTGGAGGGCGACCAACTGGACCATACACGGGACGGGATTAACGACCGGGGGATTGTGCGCCTGGGCGTACAATACAACCGGGAGGGCCAAGTGCTTGGGTATTGGGTTTTCGATTACCACCCCGGCGACGGCGTCTTTTTCGGCACCCGCTGCGAAAGTCAATTCGTGGAGAAAGCGGACGTGGCACATGCTTTTGAGATTCTTAGGCCCGGACAGTGCCGGGGCGTTCCGTTCGGGGTGGCCGCTTTCATGAAAACGGGGGATTTCAGCGATTACGAAGATGCCCAGTTGGTCAAACAGAAGATCGCCGCTTGTTTCGCCGCGTTCGTGCTGGGGTCGGAAGATACGGACACCGAGCCTTACGAGGCTTTGGAACCGGGGATTATCGAGCACCTGAGCGACGTCGAGAAGGTCGAATTTGCCAACCCTCCGGCTGTCGGCGATTACGACCCCTATTCCAGCCGCATATTACAGGGGATTGCCGCCGCGTACGGTATCACGTATGAGATGCTGACAATGGACTACAGCCGGGTCAATTTCACCTCCGGTCGGATGGCCAAGATCGATGTAACCGCCAACTTCCGAAGCTGGCAATACAACATGATCGTACCGCAGTTGTGCGCGCCGGTTTGGAACTGGTTTTTGAAAGCCTGCCTAATCGCAGGCAAGATTACGAGACCTATTCGTGCCGATTGGACGGCCCCGCGCGTACAGCAGCTGGACCCGACCAAAGAGACGGACGCGCAAGTCAAACGGATCAAATCCGGGTTGGCCACGATTAGCGAGGTGATCCGCGAAATGGGGCGCGAACCGGACGAGTTTTTCAAAGAGTACCAGCAGGATGTCCAACGACTGCGGGAAATGGACATTACCGTAGATAGTCTGAATGTATTTGTAGATAATCCACCACAAAATGGCTAAACAGAAAAGAGCAGCATCCACCCAGTATGGCCGGGCACTCGTTCAACCGGCGTCGCTCGATACGGAGGCGCGGGAAGTCGACGTCGTATTTGCCACCGAAACCCCCGTGCCGCGGTTCGGCTGGGAGGAGGATTACGACGAGGTATTAGTTTGCGAGGCCGGGGCAATCCGGATGGAGCGCGCCAACCGTGGACTGCCGGTGATGGACTGTCATAATACCTGGTCTGTGTTCGCGCAACTCGGTCGAACGGTGAAAGTGTGGATCAACGAGAAGCGGGAATTGTGCGCTCGTATCAAATTCTCACAGCGGGGGCAGGTGGCCGAACTGTTCCAGGACATCACGGACGGGATCGTAAAAGATATTTCGGTCGGTTACAACGTGTTCAAGTTCGAGCGCGTCGAACAGCCGGGCGGTAAGAATCCCATCTATCGGGCGATCGACTGGATGCCGACCGAGCTATCCTTTGCCCCGGTGCAAGCCGACATCAAAAGTGAAATCCGAGGAGGTCAGCGGACGCATACGGTCGAAATTATTTCCAACAAACAACAAACCACTATGAGTAAACGAGCAAAAAAACGCGGACAAACGACCCAATATGTCGTTACCGACGAGGCGGTGAAAGCGGGCGACATCATCACCGTGGACGGCGTGGAGGGGGTCGCCCTGGCCGACGGTGAAGTCGGGGACGAAATCACCGTGTCCATCATCGAGCAACCGGCCCCCACCAACGAAGAAGAGGAAGGGCGCGATGCGGGTGCCGAAGGCGAGGAGGTCGAAAACGACGAAAAGGAAAGAGAGGAAGACGGGGACGACGAAAACGACAGAGAAGAAGATAAGAAGGAAGACGAAGGAGCGCGCAGCGGCTCGCGCCGTCGGATGTCAGCCATCACGCGTGCAACCCGTGCCGCCGGGTTGCCGGATTCGTATGCCATCGAGTTGTTCCACAGCAAGAGGACAATCGACCAATGCCGGGCGGCTGTGATTGAAAAGCTCGCGAAGCGGAACCCTAAGCCGAACGGGGCACATGAGGCCAGTGTCGGTTTGGATGCCATGACGAAAAAGCGAACCGCCGTACAGAACGCTCTGTTGCACCGTATCTACCCGGCCAAATTCTCCCTTGATGCGGGTGCCCGTGAATACCGCGGGATGACACTCGTTGAACTGGGTAAAGAGCTGCTTGCCGAACAGGGGATCAACACCCGCGGGATGGACAAGATGGCCTTGGCTGATCGAGTCTTCAAACGGTCGCAAAGTACCGGAGATTTTCAGCTGCTGTTTGAAGGGGTCATTGATCGGATGTTGCGTGAACCGTATGAGTTCGCACCGGAATACTGGGACAAGATCGCCCGTCAGACCAGTGTTTCCGATTTCCGGGAAAAAGGGTTGTACACGGTCGGCGGGGCCAACGGGATGAAGAAGGTGCCCGAAGGCGGCGAAATCAAATACACCACCCTGAAAGAAAGCAAATCGACCATCCGGGTGGAAAGTTACGCCGAAGGGATCATGTTCACTCGGCAAGCGTTCATCAATGACGATCTGTCGGCGTTCGATGTCATTCCGTCGAGTTTCGTTCGGGATTGGGGGATTTTGCGGGGCGATATGGTGTGGGGGCTGATCGTTGACAATGCCCGAATGTCGGACGGCAAGGCGATGTTCTGTGCCGACCACGGAAACTTGCTTACCGGAACCGGCAGCGCATTGAGCGAAGATAGCCTTGCCGCGGCCAAAGTGCTGTTGTCGAAACAAAAAGACATGGCCGGGAAGACGATTCGGGTACTCCCGAAATACCTGATCGTACCGTCGGAGCTGGAAACCACGGCCAAGAAGCTGGTAACGGCGACGACTCCGGCCAAGGTATCGGACGTCAACGTGTTTGCCAACGAGTTCGACATCATTGTCGAACCGCGCTTGACTGACCCGAAGGCCTGGTATCTGTCGGCTGATCCGAACGCCGTGGATACGCTGTATTACGCCTACTTGGAGGGGAACGAAGCCTTGCGGGTCAACAGTGAAGAGGACTTCAATACCGACACCATGAAATATGCCGTTCGCGGCGATTTCGGCGCGTCGGCCATCGACCACCGCGGGATGGTCAAGGCAGCAGGAGGGAAGTAGCCCCGGCCACCGTGGACGAAACGAGCGGGGAACAACTCCCCGCTCCATTTCACAACCTAACAACGAAAAACATGAGAAATTTGATCGAAGAGGGTAAAACCATTGACTATACCCTGACGGAAGAGGCCGTTGAAAGCGGTGAAATCGTGGTTGTCGGCGACATGGCCGGCGTGGCCGTCACGGGTGGAAAAACCGGCGATACGATTGCTTTGGCCGTCGAAGGCGTGTACGAGCTGCCGAAAGGATCCGGTGCGCTGGCGCAAGGCGTGAAAGCGTACGTGAACGTCTCCGAAGAGACCGGCAAAACGATTGTCGGGACCGACACCGGCAATACGTTCATCGGCTACGTATGGGCCGCGGCGGCAGCCGGTGACGCAACTGTTGTGGTAAAACTGAGGAGCTGAGATGAGTGATTTTGACGAGCTGGCCGAGCAGACGTTTTCGCAGATTTCCAACCTTCTCGGTGAGGACGCTGTTTGGCCGGCGTCAAAATCTAAAAAGATACCGGGGCGAGTCCTGTTTAAGAATCCGACCGAGCCGGTACAGATCGGCGACACCGAACGGTATGAATACCGGCCCAGTACGGCAACGGCGGAGTATTACACCGGGACGTTCGACGGGTTGCGACAGGTCGTCGATTCCGGCGGAGAGGCGTGCTTGATTATCCGCGGCGTAAAATATTCGGTGCAAAGCATCGAAACGAAGTTCGACGGCAATACGCTCGTTGCCCATCTGGAACCGGTAGACGAACTGCAAGCATGACTTACGAACAATACGAAGACGCGATTGTCAACCTGCTGGCCATACCGGGCGTTTCGGTTTCGGTCCTGCCGCACGAGGCGGCATTGGTCGAGATGCGTGCGACGGCCCGGCCACAGCTGTATGTCATTATCAATGGCGG